CTTGAAGAAAAAATTAAAAAGTACTGGAACGCCCAGCCTTGCAACATTAACCACAGTAGAAATGAAATAGGTACTGTTGAGTTTTATCAAGACGTAAGCAAACGCCGTTATCTAGTGGAGCCGCACATTGCTGAGTTTGCTGGGTTTCATATATGGCAAGGTAAACGTGTTCTTGAGATTGGTTGTGGTATTGGGTCTGATGCAGAAGAGTTTGCCAAGCGTGGTGCAGATTATGTTGGTGTAGATTACAGTGATCAGAGTGTTAATATAGCAAGACAACGATTTGATGTGCTTGGATTAGAAGGAGAATTTTATAACATTGATGCCAGCAACACAGAAGAATTACAGAAACTGGGCAAGTTTGACCTAGTTTATAGTTATGGAGTAATCCATCACTTTCCGGCTATAGATAAAATCATAGACAATGTACATTCAGTGTTAAACCCAACTGGTGAGTTTCGTTTCATGGTTTACGCCAAGAATTCATGGAAGTATGCTATGATACAAAAAGGATTGGATCAATTTGAAGCCCAATCCGGATGTCCTTATGCTCAAGCATATTCAAAAGAAGAAATACACACCTTATTAGGCAACAAGTTCCATGTAGAAAGATTGCGTCAAGACCATTGTTTTATGTATAATGTAGATGCATACAAGCAAGGACGCTACGAGTTAGAACCATGGTTCGAAAAAATGCCAGAAGCACATCGTCAAGCAGTCCGAGAGTATCTCGGTTGGCATTTATTGGTCAAAGCAAAGAAAACATGAAATTAAAAGTAAGTGAACTATTTTATTCTGCACAGGGCGAAGGCCGTTTTGTTGGCGTTCCTTCTGTATTCTTACGAACCTTCGGGTGTAATTTTACTTGTTCAGGATTTGGCTGCGCACCGGGCACAAAATCCACGGAAGCGGAAGAAGTCGCAAAGAATGTACATTTGTACAAAGACTTTAACAGTCTTCCGTTGGTCACAACTGGATGTGATTCGTATGCTTCCTGGCATCCAGCATTTAAAGAACTAAGTCCCACTATCGAAACTGGGGAGTTAGTGGATCGGCTGTTGGCATTGACCCCTAATCATCGTTGGGTGCAAGACAACGGCAACGATGTGCATTTGGTGATCACAGGCGGAGAACCATTGTTGGGTTGGCAACGTGTGTATGAAGAACTGCTGAGTCAACAGCGTATGCAAGACTTGGAAAATCTTACATTTGAAACCAATGGCACACAAAACTTGCAACCACGTTTTGCCGACTATCTTGATGCGTGGAACAATGCGGGACGCGAAATTACATTTAGCATCAGTCCCAAGTTGAGTGCAAGTGGTGAAGAGTGGGCCGATGCTATCTGTCCTGATGTTGTTGCAGAATATCAAGAGCACGGCACAGCGTATCTTAAATTTGTTGTGGACAGCGAGCACCATTTCGACGAAGTAGATCAGGCAGTGCTGGAATATCGCGGGCAAGGATTTGCAGGCAAAGTGTTTGTAATGCCACAAGGTGGTGTTGTTACTCCTTATGCAGAGAATCGTGTCCGGGTAGCGGACTGGGCACTCACACGTGGTTATAACTACAGTCCACGACTACACGTTGACCTTTGGGGCAATGGTTGGGGCAAGTAATGTCTCTTTCCAAAGTTCTGTCATATTTTGCAATCGTTCTGGCAGCAATTGGCACAGCACTTTCAGTGTCCTTTTTGATTGGACTAGGAACTGTTTTATTTGAGGTGTTTGCAAAAGTCAGTGCTTATAGTTGGTGGGCGCCACTAATTTGGACTCCGACTGTTACGGTGTGTATTGTTTATCTAATCACTAGATACGTTCCGGGTGCTGCCGGTACTGGTAGTCCACATGCCATTATTGGGACCGATCCAAGACTGCACAAAAATGAGCGCAGTCTTTTCTTGTCTGTAAAACTTGCAATCAGCAAGATTTTTCTTACTGCCGGTGCATTTTTTGCTGGGCTGTCACTGGGCAATGAAGGGCCTGCTGTTCAAATAGGAGCAGCCCTGATGCACTCTATTAGAAAAGTTACCAAGCACGCCAAAGAAATCACAATTGAATCTTTGATAATGCTAGGCAACGGAATTGGGTTAGCAGTGTGTTTTGGTTCTGTACTGGGCGGAATATTTTATTGCATTGAGAGGATGAATCGGACTTTTTTTGAAAGCAATAAATTTCTTGTGATGCTTGGTGTATTGTCGGCAACTGTGGTCTGCTTGTACTTTTTTGGTACTACTCCTCATTATGGATTGATAAGTTTTGATCCGATTACTGTAGAACTGTTGTTTCCAGTTGTGTTACTTTTAGTACTGAGTTTGATTGCCTCCACTGTGTGGATCAAGGCATTGATATACGGCGTCAATGGCGCAACAAGATTTGGAAAAATAAAATCTAGATATCCATTGATTGTTGCCGGTGTCTGCGGATTCTTGGTAGCATTGATAGGAGTGTTATCGCAAGGTTCGATAACCGGAGCAAGCGAACTGTACACACATCAATTGTTTGATACCAACGCAGAATATCTAAGTTGGTTCGCTCCAGCAAAATTGATTTCTAGCATATTGACAGCATGGTCTGGTGTATCTGCTGGTATGTTTATTCCCATGCTCAACATTGGTGGCGGCATTGGTGCATTTGTTGCCAAATCTCTGAGCATGGGATATGTTTCTATATTGGTCACATTGGGAATGGCTGTATTTCTGGCGTCCGTTTCTAGGGCACCTCTTACAGCAACAATCATAGTTGCCGATGTTTCTGGTGCTTGGCCATTGATTGTATTAATACTGTTAGTGTCGGTTGTTGCCTCAAAACTATCATCAATGGTATGCCCCGATCTTTGGGATACACAAATCGACATGATGCTAAACAAAATTATCAAAGAAAGAAAAGTTCAATGAACACAACTGAAATTTTTCTCATAGCAATGGTTGCTATTTTCAGCATTCCATTCTTGATCTGGCGACTGGGTCGCACAGAATATTTTGCTCCGCTGGTTGTGGTACAGATTATCACCGGCATACTGTTAGGGCCTGGCATTCTAGGAGCCTTTTTTCCTGACTTATACAATTTTGTTTTTAACAAACCTGTTATCGGTGCATTAAATGGCATTGCATGGTGGGGTGTTAGTTTATTTGTGTTTTTTGCAGGTATCGAACTAGATCTTTCTAGACTCAAACAAAACAAACTCGAAAGCGGTGTCACTGCCGGACTTGCACTGGGAACGCCGTTGATTGTTGGTAGCATTGCTGCCTATGTGCTGTTGCAATTTCCTGGCTGGGTAGGAGAACGTGCCCAAACCTGGCAATTCTTGCTGGGTATTGGCATGGCATCGGCAGTGACTGCGTTGCCAATCCTGATTTTGTTTATGCAGAAGTTGAATATATTGCGTAAACCAATTGGACAACGAATCCTTAGATATGCCAGCCTAGATGACATTGCAATATGGGGCGTTCTTGCTATCATTCTCATGGATTGGCATCGACTAGAACACCAAGGGATGTTCCTGGTGTTTTATGCTGTGGCTGCATATTTCTTCCGAAAACTGTTGGTGTATCTCAAAGAGTCGGATCGAATTTACGTTAGTTTAATTTGGTTGGCGGTGATAGCACTGGGTGCCGACTGGGCAGGACTGCATTTCATGGTTGGCGCTTTCTTGGCAGGTGCTGTGATTGACAGTCATTTGTTTGATACAGAAACATTGGATCGTCTGCGTGACAATGTGTTGCTGGTTATGATGCCTGTGTTTTTCTTGAGCACCGGACTCAAAACTGATTGGCAAATGGGTGGTCTTTCTGTTATACTTGCGGCAATACTTATGTTTGTTTCACAACTATCAGGTAAGTTGATTGGTATCTGGTCAGCAGGGCGTGTGCTCAAATGGGAGCCTGGTGAGTCTGCATTGATTGGTTGGCTGTTGCAGACCAAAGCGTTGATCGAAATTATTTTTGTAAATGTGCTGTTGGACAAAGGTATTATTACAAACCAAATGTTTACAGTGATGTTGCTCATGGCCATTGCAAGCACTATGATTACTATTCCGGTAGTTTCTCCAATGTTGAGAAAATTACCGCACTTGATTGCAAAGCATTGATGTCTCGGGGCATTGTTAGGAGTTTTAGATATGTTTGATTTCTTTAAGAAAAAGCGCAAGGTTCAACCTGAACCCAAACCACGCAAGGTTGAAAAAACTGAAAAGGATCTTTATACTGAACGTGGTGAGCCCTGGGTACAGGTACTAAGAATTGATGTTGATCCCAATAACTTGCATCAAGGTGCGTTTGAACTTGATTGGAACGAAATCTTTGTGGCACGACTGGTCAAGGCCGGTTACATGATGAAAAAGGACGACACCGACGCAGACATTGTGGATCGTTGGTTTCAAAATGTCTGTAGGCACGTTGTAATGGAGACCTGGGAACAAGAACAAGCCATTGCCAAAAGTTTCACTGGTCAGTTTGTTAGAGAAAAAGACATCGGCGACGGACGCAAAGAAGTATCATGATTTTTAACCACATCAAAAAACTCAAGGCAGAAGGAAAAAAGATTGGCATCACTTTTTCAACTTTTGATATGCTACACGCAGGACATATTGCGATGCTTAGTGAAGCCAAGAATCACTGCGACTACCTTATATGCGGGCTCCAAACCGATCCCACCATTGACCGGCCTGACACAAAGAATCACCCTGTACAATCTGTTGTCGAGCGACAAATACAGTTGGCCGCATGCCGTTATGTTGATGAAGTTGTTGTGTATCAAACCGAGCAAGATCTCGTTGATCTTCTCCTGATCCTGCCCTTGGATGTGCGGATCCTTGGTGTAGAGTACGAGGACAAAGATTTTACTGGACGCGGAGAATGTTACGAACGCGGCATCGAAATTGTGTTCAACCGTAGAGATCACTCATTCTCCAGTTCAAGTCTACGCAAACGTGTGGTGGCTGCTGAAACATTTAAAAAATTACAACAATGATTCTATATGCCAACGGTTGCAGCCATACCGCGGCTGCAGAAGCAGTCATAAAAGAATGCTTTGCAAACGATGATGGAAAACATGGTATCGATCGTAGACCGCATCCACGTAATTTAGCAGCAAGTTGGTGTACACAAGTTGCAAAAGATTTGGATATGGATCTTGTGTGTGAAGCAGAAGCCGGCGGTAGTAATCCTAGAATTCTACGCACCACTAGACAATGGATTGAGAACCACCCCGACAAACTTGATGATGTAGTAATGATCATTCAATGGACCACTTGGGAAAGAGACGAGTGGCTGCACAACGGTACATGGTATCAAGTCAATGCATCCGGCAAAGATTGGGTTCCTGAAGAATTACAACAACGCTACAAACAATTTGTGATAGATGTAGACTGGACCAAGAGTACTGCAGAATGTCACAAGTCTATTTGGGAATTGCATCAAGAATTATTGAGCAAGAAAATAAGGCACCTTTTCTTCAGCGGACACAGCACGTTTAGTGATATCCAAAATCGCCAAGATTGGGGACATTACTATATGGATCCATACATCAAGGATCAGTCTTACTACAATTGGCTAACCAAAAACGGTGGGACTTATGCTCGTCCAGAATTTACTCATTTTGATGCCAAAAGCCATAGACTTTGGGCAGATTATGTGTTACAATACATTTATCGTAACCAAATTCTTGATCCTATAGTATGAAATACTTGCTAATTGATACTGCCAACACGTTTTTTCGTGCCAGGCATAGTGCCCATCGCGCTGCAGATTCGTGGACCAAAGTTGGGTTTGCCCTGCACGTTACGCTGATGAGTGTTAACAAAGTTGCTCGCAGATTTGGTGCAGATCACATAATTTTTGCACTCGAGGGGAGATCGTGGCGTAAAGATCACTACAAACCCTACAAAGCAAATCGTGCTGTGGCCCGGGGCAAAATGAGCGAAACAGAAGCAGAAGAGGATAAACTGTTTTGGGAGACCTATGATTCGCTGACTAAATACTTGTCTACCAAAACAAATTGCAGTGTTATCCGCCATCCCGAAGCAGAAGCAGACGACATAATTGCTCGCTGGATTGCACTGCACCCCCAAGACGAACATGTAATTATTTCCAGTGACTCGGACTATGTCCAACTCATCGCACCAAATGTAAAACAATACAATGGCATTACAGACGAACTTATCACGCTCGAAGGCTATTTCAACGCCAAGGATCAACCTATCACTGATAAGAAAACTAAACAGCCAAAAACCCTTGAAGATCCACAATGGCTGCTATTTGAGAAGTGTATGCGTGGCGACACGTCAGACAACGTATTCAGTGCATATCCTGGAGTTCGTGAAAAAGGCACAAAGAATAAAGTTGGTCTCCGTGAAGCATTTGCCGACCGAGACCGAAAAGGATATAGTTGGAACAATATGATGCTTCAGCGTTGGACAGACCACAATGGAGAAGAACATCGTGTGTTGGACGACTATGAGCGCAACCGAACCCTGATTGACCTTACTGCACAACCGGACAACATCAAGGCCATGGTCGATCAAGCAATCAGAGATCAAATTTCCCACAAGGATGTGGGGCAAGTTGGGATTCATTTCATGCGCTTCTGCGGTAAATTTGAACTCAACAAACTGTCAGAAACAGCCGAGTCCATCAGCAGATGGCTCAACGAAACATACAAAGGAGTATTAGATGATAATAGCCAAACCAGTAGTAGACAAGCAGTTTTGGATACTCAAGCAGGATGACCAAAAGATTGGCAACATTCAAGTTGTTGCCGATGGCAGTTACGAAGTAAAGATTCTGGACTATGTCAACAGGTACAAAACCATACCCATGCTTAGAAAAGCAACAGGAGTAGAGTTTGAACCTGTAGAAAAAAAGTCAAGGCCTGCAACAAATTCTGTTCACGGATACGAAACAGGATGTAGAGCACACAACGGAATGTGGGACGTCAAACACCGATTGCCATTGTTCACCAAAACTGTCAAGTCCAAGTCATGGTTTGCCGCAGGATACTACTGGGTCAAACAACATCGCAACTGGAAAATAATGCACAATCCAAAATTAATTTTGTTAGAGCGTTATGCCTACCAAGGACCATACCACACCAAGGAACAAGCACATGACAAACCCGTTTCGTGATCAAGAAAAATTTATGAAGGCCTGCGATCAGTCGGTCGACAGCAACAATTCTGCACAATTCAAACTATACTATGATTTGATTGCCGAAGAGTTTGCAGAACTCAATGCAGCCGTGTTAGCCGGAGATCGTGTGGAACAACTGGATGCATTGCTGGACATTTTAGTTGTGACCATTGGTGCTATTCACTCAATGGGTGCCGATGGCGAAGGGGGCTGGAAAGAAGTCATGCGTACCAACTTTGCCAAAATCGACCGGGAAACTGGCAAGGTTCGCAAGCGTGAAGATGGCAAGGTACTCAAACCAATTGGGTGGACACCGCCAGACCTCGAGCCATTTGTTAAAAAAACTGGAGCATTTAATAAATTCTCATGAGTATACACATCAACAAGTTCATTGACTTGATCAAAGCACAAGAGAGTCGCGGGGGCAGAGACGTTTCAATGCC